ACTAGGAAAGCTGCTCAACAGGCTTTGAATATGTCTGATAGATTTGGTCAGGCACAAAATATGCGGGCTAAAATGCCGTTAGAGAATATGCCCCGTAACATGATAGGTGGTGCAGTAATGCAACCAACAATACCTATTGGCTCCATCAACAAACCTTTTAGTCAAGGTTTACCGAACGCTCTTATGTTTTCTGAGGGTGGTCCTGCAGACTTGTTAAAAAAATTAATGAAAAGTGCAGAACTCTCAAAAGTAGAAAAAGATTTAATAGACGCCCTAATTGAACAAGGTTTTTCAGAGGAAGATGCTCTTGATAAAATACAAAGCATGAGTAATCCATTCAATAAAGAACAACGTGCTAGAAGAATAAAAGTGTATGGTAAGGATATGGCTAGGATGATGTTACCTAAGGGCGACCCTAGAAGAAATTTTGGCGTCTCTCCAAAAGACCTGCAAAAAGCAAAAGAGCTTAGAACTAAAGGTATACCCTTATCTAGAGGTATGGGAGGTGGTCTTCTAGGAATAGCAACATTACTTGGTGCCGCTCTTACAGATGAGGATGTTAGAGACACGCTTGGAAGATTTCCGTCATATCAAGACCCAAGATTTAGGCCATTAGGAGTAGTAAGTGATTATCTTCCTGATGGTCAACAGTTAGGTGATTTTTTAGCTGATGAAGTTGCTTTGCCGCTGTTCGGTTCTGATGAGGAATTCCAAGGCAAAGGCAGAGGACCTTTACAGCTAAGATTGCAAGATGCTTTATTTGCTGCTCAATTAAGAGGTGATGAAAACTTTATGTTTGAAGGTGAGCTTTATGATGTTGATGAACTTATAGACTTTTATGGTGATGAATCAAGATTAAAGCAATATACTTTTCCACGAGATGCGTATGTGCCACCAGAATTAGATAGAGGTCCAAGATTTAGAAAACCATTACAACTTGCAGGAGGAGGTGAGGTTGAAGACTTACCTTTAGGTAGAGATATTGCTACTTCAAGTTTTGGACCAGAGGGTGTGGATATTCCTTTATCACAAAGAAATGCTCCAGTCTTGAATGTACTTGATTTAATTATACAAGAGTCACAAAAAAATTATTCAAATGAGATGCAAAATCTAAAAAATCAAATCGAAAAATTAAGAGCAGAACCTTTTAGTGTTGCAAATGAAACACAAGCCCAACTTTTAGAAAAACGAATATCTGATTTAATGTACCAAAATTATAGAGGGGAGACAGACGCTAGTGAGGCTATGGTTATAAAAAGAATATTATCTGGGGGTGGTATGTTTGCCCCTTCGGAACAAGATATTGACAGAGCTAATCGATTGATAGATAAATATTCATATCTTTTAAATCAAGGTTCACCTATGCCAGATTTTAACAATCCTGGTGCTTTACCCGCTATGAAAAAAGGTGGTGAGGTCGAGGGCGTAAGATATTCACAACAATCAATAGAATTTTTACCCGCTGATGAACTCAATATTAGTGAAGATTTAAGTTTAATGAAATAAATAAATGAATGGCTACCAGAAAACAAACCACAAAACAAATAAAACAGCTAATCTCAGCTGGTGATGTTCGTGGTGCTTACGCAAAATTTGAAGAACTCCCAATACTAGACCAAATCTTAATATCAGTTTCGCCTGGTGTAGGTGATGCTTTGGCCGCTTACGAAGTAGGTGAGTTTGGTACTAGAGCATCTGAGGCTGCAAAAAGAGGTGAGTTTGGTACAGCAGGTTTTTATGGTGGGTTAAGTGCTTTAGCTGGGGTATCTTTGATACCAGCAGCTCGTGCTGTCAGAGGGTTAGTTAGAGGAGCCGACCAACTACCTTTGGGTGTTGTAGCAAAAACAGACCCTAAACTACCGACAGGTGGCTCTGGATTATCACCAGACCAACAAACAGCCTTTGCAAAAAAATATGACAATTTCTTTAATGCCGATATAGATTACCCTATGACCAGAGGTCCTGTAAGTGTTGAAACAGCTATAGAAAAAAGGGCGTTGGGGCAAAGTGTTGATACATACCAAATATATAAAGACATTTACCAACGTCTTAGTAGAAATACTACGGGGAGCAGGTTTCCTCTTGTTGACTTTAAAGAAGGTAGTTATCAAGGGATTTTAGGTACAAGGACTGATGCGGGCTCTCCTAGGCTCCGTAGATTTGAAATGGGCAGAGACTACGAAAATATTGATTCTGACCTTATAGACGAATACTTTAAACCAAATGCAAAAATTGCAGGAGGCGGTTTAATATCACCAACAAGAAAAAAATTAAGAAACTACAAAGATAAATCTGGTACGTCTATGCGAACTGCTAATAACATAAATGAAATGTTAGATAATTTAATGCGTGGGGATGAAAAAGTATTTAGAGAGCTGCAATTATTAAATGCTGTTGATGGCTCTAAAAAACCTACAGAAAAATTACGAAAATTTCTTGCTACTAAATCAGAAGCTATAAAAAATAATCCGCAAGGCAAATTATCTACAGCAGAACTAGATGAATTTTTAGAACGTGAAATGTACGACGCTATAAGAATTGAAGAATTTGGGTCTGCAAATATTAGCGGGCGTGCTATCGCTGGAGATACAATACCTCGTGGGGATAGTTTAGGTCCAGAAAATGCAAATGTCTACATGATAAGAGGGCTTGACGATACTGCTTTTACAGGCCGTCAAGACAAACATTTTGGTAAATATGCAGGGAAGTACGGTAATAAGGACTCTGATAGGTCGTATTCTCCTCTAACATATATAAAAGAAAATTATAATAGGATAGATAACAAAGTTGGCGATGGCACCATAAAGTTACCTTCAGATGTAGATATTGTTGGGCAAAAAGCGATGCAGCAAAAAATCTTAGCAGAAAAGTTTGGCGATAATTATAACGACATTTATGCTTTTGATGGTGTAAAAGAAGTAAATGCTAATTATCAAGCCGACCTTATTAGTGATGAGGCAGCAGATTGGTTAGCTAGTAAAAATGTTGCGGTAAGGGGTAATGACCAAATTGTGCCTGTAGTTCAAAGAACACAATCAGATTATGCAGCACAATTAAAAGACATAGCTGCTAGTAGAGTGGTTGCAGGAGCTGAAGCGGGCATATATGAGGCTTCAAAACAGGGTGGAAAATTTAAAAAAGGCTATGAACAATATGAAAGCCCTTTTCATGTGCCAGATGTCAAAAAAGTAGACAAAAATTTTGTAAACAACATTACAAAGTTTAATGAGATTAGTGCAGAAGCTAATGAAAACTTAGGCAAACTTAGAGGTAACGATTTATTATTTACTGATTTTATTTTAAAAGATGGTGTTACAGGAAAAACAATCAACAAAATTGTTAAAACTGATAAACCTGTAGCAGAAAAAATTACAGAACTAAACGACCTAATCCAGCCAAAAAATGTAAATATAGCAACGCCAAAACCATTTTTATCGACTGCTGAAAAAAGTTTTTTAAAAGCCAACCAAAAATTACAAAAAACCATACTAGAGGGCAGTTTAGGTAAATTAAAAGGTGCAGCATCTCAATTAAATAAATATTTAAAAGATGATAAGAGTAAAAACTTTTTGAATGTGTTTTTCGATACAGACATTTTAACTAAAGAGGGATTTATTGATGTAGCAGATTTACCTGCAAGCAGAATGAAATTAGTAGATGTTGATTTACAAAATCTTTCAGAGGGCACTAAAAGAATTCTGCAAAACAAAGATTTCTACCAAAAAATAGGTCGTGATAGTTTTGATGATAATTTTTTAGGGAAGTTTAGTATAAGTCCGTTTAGGTTTAGGGATGCTGCAGATGTGCTTGCACCAAAAAATAAAAAAACAGAAGCAAAAACATTATTTAATAAACTTCTTATTCCTGGAAAATTAGAAGAGATAAGTGAAGAGGCTCTAGCCAAAGTATCAAAAAGTAAGCTAACGAGAGAAGATTATACTGGTAGTGTTTATTTACACTATAACAACGAAATTGACCGTGGGCTTAAAGCCTTAGAAGAATCTGGGTCGACTG